ATAACCACGGAGAATAGAACAATGAGACAGACTAAAGAACTAATATTCAGCGGCGAACATCCGCGACTAATCACCGGAGCCAGCTACAGCATTTACGCAGTGTCTCTGATTACTGGAATGAGTAACGCCACACTATACAGAAGGCTCAAAGGTAAAAACGAGGTTACTGATTGGGACATCACACCGGCCAGCGAGAGGAACCCTGAGCGATACGGTAATAAGGCACGAGAGCGGTCACGGTTTAACAAGCTAGAGAGTGAGGCCGATAGATTGTCATCGGCCTGGCTACGGGTGGCGCTATGCTAAGCACTGTTCTGCGCTTCGCGCTAGGGTTGCAATTGGGTACAGTATCGCGTACTGTTTCACAACACTAATCAACTGAGAGGTATACAAGATGGATGAACACGGCGACGAGCATTTGACGTGGGACGATGAACCACCGGCATTGCATAATTATGAACTGGCCGAAATACTGGCGGACTATAAACGAGACCAAGAGGACGAGAGATGAGCAGTTTAGAACAGTTGGAGATGCGGGTTGTGTTATGGCATAGAGACCGCAATTTAATAGCGGGGAGCACTGACGCGGCACAACATACCAAGTTGGTCGAAGAGGTCAAAGAACTAGAAACAAACATTCTGCTATCTCAGCCGGTGATTGACGATATAGGCGACTGCATGGTCGTCCTTATCAACATAGCAGAGCGCAACGGGTTGAGCCTGTTTGAGTGTCTTAGCCACGCTTATGAGGACATCAAAGACCGCAAGGGCAAAATGGTCGATGGTGTCTTCGTCAAAGAGCGGGTAGACGAGAGTAAGCCCCTGAGCGACGATGAGACGAACTTTCTGCGAGGGTTTGAGGATGGTAAGCAATCAGACCTAAACGGCCTTACAAGCTACGAGAAGGGCATCAGAGCGGGTCTACAACATAAGCATGGGGTGGCATTATGAGTTGGCTAATATGGGGCAGGCATTTCTCTATAAACTTCCGAACTGGTACCGGCTTAGACGTTGAGTTCGTCGATAGTCGGCCAGTGTACACACAGAACAATTTAACAGGTGAAGTAGAGACAATGCCCTTCCAAGGTGTTATAATACTGCTACCCTGTATTATTATTTCTTGGGGTAATGTTTATACAATTGAGGAGGACGTAGAATAGTGAGTAAGATTAAAGAGCAGTTGATAGGGTATGACCACCAGAGCGACTGGCTAGACGATAGTAGCTACGTTATGGTCAATGAGCTGGTCGAGTATCAGCTTTACTGTATGACAGTATCAGAGATGCAAGCAATGGCCGCTGATAGGCTACGACAGGAATACCACGCAATGTCTTACAGCGACTTCAAACAGAAACACGACAACGCATTTGGAGAGAGACAAAATGAGTAGATGTAAAGCCTGTGACGTTATATTGACTAACGCAGAACTAAACAAAACCTACGGTAAATCAGACACAATGGTGGGCCTTTGCTATAGCTGTAGTAAGATTTCAACTAAAGCCTACACTGATTTTGACGCAACAGTTGACACTCAAATTGATTTTACAGTGAGTTTAGATGAATTTGAGGTTGACAGGGGGTATAACTAATGCTAGACTGAACTTATGTTATGTTCTTTAAGATTAAACATTAAAGTAACTAACTAAAGTATACTTAAGTAGATGAATCAATTTAATAACCAACTGAAAGGTAATAACTATGTCACTAGCAACATTAGAAGGTACAGTAGCATTCGCTAACCTCACTGAGCACGAGGTCTACAACAATCAATCCACTGGTAAATACTCTCTGGTAGTGTCTTTAGACGATGCAACAGCAGATGAGCTAGATGCCAAGGGTGTCAAGCTTAGAGAGTATGAGGGCGTCAAACAGCGTAAGTTTAGTAGCAAGTTTGATGTGCCAGTGCTTAACCCCGATGGGTCAGAGTTCAGTGGTCGAGTGACCAGAGGCTCTAAAGTACGTCTACTCTATACAGACGGCCAGCCACACCCTGTGCACGGTATCGGTACTTACCTCAACAAAGTTAAGGTTCTGGAAGTAGCAGAGATGGAAGGCGCAGAGGACTTTTAAGGATGAGAGAAGAGTCTACCTTTGTAAAGCATGAGCCATGCCCTAAGTGTGGTTCAGGCAACAACCTTGCAAGGTACTCAGACGGACACGCCCACTGTTTTACTGGTGGGTGTGGTCACTACGAGAGAGGCAACGGAACTGCCTCAGACTTTGCTGCAACAACAACTCAACGCAAGTCTAACAGAGCATTTGAGATGACAGGAACTATAGCGTCAATCCCCGATAGGAAGATTTCACAGGCAATCGCAGCTAAGTTCGGTGTGACTGTAGAGTTCTCCCCAGAGGGCAAGATTGTCAAGCACCATTACCCGTACTACGATAAAGACACAGGTCAGGTCACAGGGACGAAGGTCAGGCAGGTAGAGAACAAAGGATTCTACGCAACAGGTAGTTTTGATAATGTAGGTCTGTTTGGACAACAGGCGTATAGAGAGGGCGGTAAGTACGTTACCATCACTGAGGGAGAGGCGGACGCAATGGCTGTCTCTGAGATGTTCGACGGTAAATGGCCAGTAGTATCAATTAGGTCAGGCGCTGCCGGTGCAACTAAGGATATTAAAGCAAACCTAGACTGGTTAGAGAGCTTCGATAACGTGATTGTTTGTTTTGATAACGACAAAGCGGGACAGGAAGCAGCACAGTCTGTACTAACATTATTCACACCCAACAAGGCTAAGAACGTAACACTGTCCCTTAAGGATGCAGGTGATATGTTGAAGGCCCGAAAGGTGTCAGAGTTTGTCAGTAGCTGGTGGGATGCTAAGGTATTCAGGCCCGATGGTATTGTATCAGGACTTGATACATGGGACTTACTACAGGAACAAGCACAGACTGTTTCTATTCCTTATCCTTGGACGTGTCTTAACGAGTATACCCACGGCTTTAGAGCTAAAGAACTGGTTACTATTACTTCAGGTTCAGGCATGGGTAAGTCACAGATAGTACGTGAGCTAGAACACTACTTGTTGAACCAAACGGAAGATAACATCGGTATCTTGGCACTGGAAGAAGATATACCCAAGACAGCGCTAGGCATTATGTCAATTGAGGCCAACAAGCAGCTACACTTACCGGATGTTAAAGCAGTAGTCACCACTGAGGAACAGAAAGGCTACTGGGAAAAGACTATGGGTACAGGACGTATCTATATGCTTGACCATTGGGGCAGCACCAGTGAGGATGACTTGTTAGGTCGTATCCGTTACATGGCTAAAGGCTTAGACTGTAAGTGGATTATCCTAGACCACCTGAGCATCGTAGTCAGTGACCAAGCGAACGGCGACGAGCGTAAAGCCATTGATAGCATTATGACTAACCTCCGTAAGATAGTTCAGGAGACAGGCGTCGGCTTGTTCTTAGTGTCTCACCTACGCCGGCCATCAGGTCAGAAGGCGCACGAGGATGGCGGTAAGATTAGCTTAGGAGAGCTTAGAGGTTCAGCCAGTATCGCACAGCTAAGTGACATGGTAATCGGCTTAGAACGCGACCAGCAGCACCCAGACGCTGATATACGTAACACTACGTGCGTTAGGGTTCTGAAGAATCGGTTTGTTGGTTTGACTGGTGCAGCTTGTTATCTCTACTACGATAAAGATTCTGGCCGTATGATTGAGACAGCGTGTCCAGTAGCAGACGACAAGGTGGATTTTTAATGCGTGTGGTATCTTGGTTTAGCTGTGGCGCGGCTAGTGCTTATGCTACTTATTTGGCCAGTAAGAAGTATGCGGAAGTTGAATTTGAAGCTGTATACTGTAGAGTGGTTGAGGAACATGAGGATAATTTGAGGTTTTTGGGAGATTTTTCTAAAAGTACAGGTATCCCTATTAAAATCATTGGGGATGATAAACACTCTTTCTCAATTTACGAAGTTTTTGAAAAGCGTAAGTTTATAAAAGGACAAACCGGCGCGCCTTGTACCATGATTTTGAAAAAGGATGTCAGGAAGAAGTACCAGAGGCATGACGACATTCAGGTGTTTGGCTACACAGTTGAGGAAGGGAATAGGGTAGATAGGTTTTTGGATTCTAATAATGAGGTAAACGCTGACTTTATATTGTTTGATGAAGGTTATACTAAGAAAGATTGTTTAGAGTTTATTGAGAGTTTAAACATAGAGATACCTATGATGTATAAACTTGGTTACAACAATAACAACTGCGTAGGCTGTGTTAAAGGCGGTATGGGTTACTGGAATAAGATACGAGTAGATTTTCCTGAAGCGTTTGATAAAATGGCTAAGTTGGAACGTAAAGTAGGGCACGCTATTAATAAGGATAAGAATGGTGCTGTTTATCTTGACGTTTTAGCCAGTGATAGAGGTAACTTTAAAGTAGATAAACCGACGGATTGTGGGTTTACCTGCGAGTGGAAACAAGAGGAGTTAAAGTTCTAATGAAGAAGATAGTCTTTGACATTGAAACCAACGGGCTAGAGCCTACTCTTATATGGTGTGTTGCAGTACGTGAAGT